GGTGAGGCCCATTAGGACAGAAGTATACATATGGCTCGTAGGGCGAATTAATTGGCGCCGAGTAGTTTACAACAATTTCCACCGCTCCTTGAACGCCATACACCCCACCTTCAACAATATGCATGCAGGGGTTTGAGTCATCGATAATTGTTTGCCCATTGTTCCCTCGAACAAGGATACCGTAGCTCATGAGAACATTACCGCATGCAGGACATAGGTAACATTTGGAGATCCGTCTCGCAAAAACGTAATTACATTTCCAGATATTCTATAGGAAGGGACGTTTCCAAATGGGTAGCCGCTTGAGATTAAGAAAACTACACCACGAGCGGGATCAAAGCCGGGAATACTCACTGCCATTCCTCCTGTGATCGCTCCAATCGATTGTCGATATACAGTCCGCGCCGACTGGCCGGTGAGGTCCATCACGATCCCTCCGGCGGCGTTTTTAAAACGAATTCCGAACGTCATAGGTCGAGATTCCCCGTCTGTACGCGAACAACCCCGTTAGCGTCGAGAGTCTTGATCGCATCCCCCGTCATCTCTTGACTACCATTGCTCCCAGTACTCCGAACAACAAGCTTGCCGGAAACGAAGTCGATATCGATTAGTGGGCGCCCTTGCGAATCAAGCGCTTGTGATTGCAAGCGCATACCCATAATCAACTCGCGGATAAAGGCTCGGTTTATTAACGCTTCATTAATAAACATCTGGCCGCCGACGATCGAGACCGGCGCCACGGTCTGCCCGCTGGAACTGTTGAACCAGAGGAACCTATCAGCCTGGAACGCCATGGTCGTCACGCTCGTACCGCTGTCGAACCCAAGCTGGAACCCGGTGGCGTACTCCTGCCCATTGGCATGGGCCTGGAGCTTCACGCTGTACATCGCCTTCACGCCCTGATCCAGTGACGCTACAACGCTCTGTGTGGTCTGAATCGCGGCCCCGTTGGCGCTCGTTTGCGCCTGGACGGTCTCTACACGCTTCGCCTGCGCCTCGATCTCATTCGCGCGCACGATGACCTCGGTGGCTGCTCGAGCAATGGTGTCCCACCCCTTCAGCGCATCCGCTTTCTCGCCGGTAGCCGGCTCCCGGCGCGCGGCAGCTTGCAGCACGTCCAGGCTGGAGGCACTGGACTGAACAACGCCGTCGAGCTCTTCAATCGCGGCCGCATTCTCAGTCACGCGTAACGCAAGGGCATCGACCGATTCGACGAGCTCGCCCACATCAGCCCAGTAAACGGGGTTCGGCGGCGGATTGCCCGCGGGAACGTCCTGGAGGGCTTGATAGAACCTGCCGTTCAATCGAACGATCTGGCCCTTCTGGTATACCGTGCCGGCGTCGTAGTACTGCTCCATCAACTGGTCGACGTTACCGCCGATCTGCTCGATATTTTCGAAGAACTGCTCGCCCAGTGCGGACTCGACGTACTCCTTGGTGATCAGTTCGTTGTACTCGCTCGCATCCGTCGAGCTGATGCCGTCGACCCAGGCCGACCATGGGCCGACGTTGCCGGTCCGGTCGATCAGCCGCCCGCGGAAGGCCAGGCGAGCGCCGGCCGCCAGCGAGGTCAGCGTGTGGGTGTCGGTCGGGTATGCGAACAAGCCCAGGGCAGTTGCGTTCTGTTCGCTGCCGCCCGGGGTGACCGACTGTTGGATCTCGGTGTAGGCGGTGTCCGCCGCGCCACTGGCCGGGAATCCCCACTCCAGGCCGATCTTCCACGGTCCGCTGGTGGTACGCAGGAATGCCAACGCCGGCGGCGCGCCGGTCTTACCGCTGAGTTGGGTCAGGATCGAACTCTTCCAGACCGACGTGATGTCGAAGGCCGACACCGCACGCACTCGCGCCAGATATCCACCTGCGTAGATGCCGGTCACATCGACGCTGGTGGTGCCGGCACGCGGCAGGCGGATCCAGTTGCCGCTGTCCTTCTTCCATTCCACGTCGTAGGCGACGGCGCCCTCCACTGCCGGCCAGATGATCGTCATGGTGCTCACCGCCAGCCCCTGGTCGATTGTCCAGCGCGACGAGAGCGTGACGCTGGCCGGTGGCTGCACGGTGGTGACCGGGATGATGCTGATCGGGCGCTCCTCCAGCCGTGCGCCGGTATCGATGTGGTCGAACTTGCTCGGCTCGTACTGCAGGCCGTTGATGGTCCACTGGCCGTTGTCGTCACGCTTGGTGCTCATCACCCGATAGAGCTGGACAGCCAGGTCATCGGCGTCGAGCGCCCAGCACAGTTCCGGCTCCGGCGCCTCCGAGTAGGCCGCGGTGACGGTGACGGCCTTGCCGTTGACCGACTGCACCGTCCGGCCCTCGGCGCGCCCGCTCGGCAGGTTGATGATCAGGCGATCACCGGCCTTGGCTTGAGTGACGCGATCGAGCGTTACCACGCGGCCAGCAACAGCCGAGATCCGGCCGCCAATCTCGCGGCCGGCCAGCAGAGAGTCAGCCACCGGGATGATGTAGCCCGGCAGCGGAATCCGGCCTTCCATACCGGTGGCGAAGGTGATGGTGCGGTCCTGCACGCTGGTCAGCACCGCCCACTTTCCGCGCCGCTGCGCCTCGCTCTCTCGCGTACAGCCGATGGCAGACAGCTCAACCGGGTTGTCGCCATAGCGACGCAGCAACGGCGCGTCGGAATAGCCCGTCACGTCGGTGTCGTAGTTGTTCGCCGGGTTGTCGTAGCTGACCAGGGCGCGGCTATATCTGGTGCGAGCCGAGGCGGCGCCGTAGGTCATCTTCCCGTCAATCACATTCGCCCGGGTGAACACGTAGTCGAAGTCGGCAGTGCGCGGCATGTCGGCCTGCGACACAAGCTGGCCCTGCGCCCAATAGCTCATCCCCCGATAGATCGCCGCGATATCCCGCAGCAGTGTCCATGCCTGGGAGCGCGACTGCAGGTTCAGATCACACAGAAAGCGCGGCTCCTGGCCGCCCTTCCCGTCTGGCACCAATTGGTCGCAATACTGGGCGATCTTGTAGAGCTCCCACTTGTCCACCATCCAGGGCTTGATCCGCTTGCCCAGGCCGAAGCGCGCGTTGGTGCTGATGTCGTAGGTGATCCACGCGGGATTGTTGGTCCAGGCGCTCTTGAAACTGCCATCCCAGACGCCGGTGTACGTGCGCAGCTCCGGGTCGTAGGTGGTCGGCACTTGGACCTTGCGGGCCTTGCACTCGACGGTGACGGCCGGAATGTTGCTGAACTGCTCTGCGCTGAACTCGATGTAGAGCAGAGCTGTGTTTGGGTAGCGCAGCTTCGCGTCGATCACCTCAGTCAGACCGGCGATCAGCATGGTGTCGGCGATCAAGCTGCTGTTCTGGTTCGGCGTGATCCGGCGCACGCGTACCTGCCAGCCAGTGGTCGCCGCCGGCAGGTCGATGCGCTGGCTCCGCTCATAGCGGCTGGTGGTCTTGCCGTCGACAGCATCCAGCAACACCTGCTGGTAGGCGCCGCCGTCGGTGCTGACGTCTACGGCATACTCGATCCGGTAGCCGTTCACGTCCCCACTGCTCTCCTGCTTCTGCAGGGCCGGCCAGGCGAAGCGCAGGCGCACGGCGGACAACTGGGTGTTGGTCACCGAACGCACCCACGGGGTGTCGCTGCGCAGCTCCACGTTCACCGTGGTCTCGTTCTCCACCGAGGGGATGCCGGGGATGTAGTCTTGATCGACACTGCCGCTGCGCCATTCCCACTTCACGTTGGGGAAGTTGACGTTGCCGCTGGCGTCCATCAGCGGGGTGTTGTCCAGGTAGATATCCCGGTCAGTGGGCGTTTCAGCAAACTCGCCCTCCCCCACCGCCAGCAACAGCTTGGCGGTGGCCACGGACTGCAAGCTGTCGCGGGCGATCGACGGCTGCTTGGGCTTGCTGCTGCCGCCCTTGCGGCCGGTGAGGTGCTGCTGAACGTCGGCGCCCATACGTTTCTCCAGGCATAAAAAAACCGCCTCGCGGCGGCTGTTCTTGAATGGTCAGATCAGGTCTTGTCTTCGGCGTAGACCGAGGCGCTGATGATGGCGCCACCCCAGCGTCGTTTGCCGAAGCAGAGCGGCACAGGGTTACCGCTGGCGGTGGTGTTCTTCGCACTGCCGAAGGCGTAGCTGGGCAGGTTCTCCGGGGCGGCTGACTGGCTCAGGCCCTTGGCTTGGGGGCTGAGCATCTGAGCAACACCGCCCAACGTCAGCGCCGCGCCGATCTGAAAGGTAGTAGGTCCAGTCCAGATACTGGCGACCATTAGCGCCACACCGACGATTGTCTGCAGCAGCCCTGCGCGCTTGCTGCCTGCGATCACCGGGACAATGCGAATCTCCCGCGCTCCGCTCCCAGCAAAAGCATCCTCGCCCACATTCTTCCGATTACGGAAAATCGCGAACCGCATCCCCAAGGCCCGAAGCCTGGCGATCGCTTCCTTAAAGCCAGGCAGGGTATTTCGAAGAGCGCTGAACGCCTCTTGCACCGACCCGGTGTCGAGAAATCGCGTGTGCTCGCGGCCAAATTCCCGAATCAGAGGGCCGGATAGCTTGATGACCGTAGGAGTAGAACCGAGCATTTCACATCTCCATAAACGATAAGGCCGCCCGGAGGCGGCCTATCTACTTCAGAAGGAGCTGGGCGCGATCTGGAATCCGCCCATATCACCTGAAACCCTATAGCGCCTGTTTTGCCCAGGCTTGAGGTTGGCGGGCACTTCGCGCATGGCATTGCCGCCTATAGCGCACAGGCCATTACCATGTGGGTCATCGCCCATACCAACTAGGTGCTCGCCGGAAGGCACCGAAAGCCTTACCGTTTCACCACTTCCAATACGAGCCGCCAACTGCCCATCCCAGAAGATACCGAGATAGCAGCCAGAACCAAGAGCGCCACTATCACGAGTGATCTGCACGCTGGAATCACCGGACCCGTTGTAAGAGACACGTGAAGCCGGAACTCGCTCGGCGTTCTCGGCTGAAGTCTGGTTTGTGGAACACCCCACCAGCGCCATCAACATGGCCAGCCCAATCAACTTCTTCATGGCTTCATCCCCTGAGATCTATTCCGTTTATTCGCCGCGTCGACGACCTTCTGAATTCGGCGCTGCCGGCGACCTTCGCTGTTCTTGTACATGTACCCGGCCACAAAGATTGCCGTGATCAGCCCTACCACCGCCAGCCAAATACCGTACGCCAACACACCCGCAAACAGCACCGCAAGCGTCCAGGGCGCAATCAATACAACGATCACCGCAAGCAAAATCACTATGAGCTTTTGCACTTTGCCAGCCCTACCAGCACTTCCAAACGCCGGAGCGTAGCACAGGCTATGCCCTGGCTTGACGGTGCCGCAGCACCAACCGCGCCCGCTCAGCCCAGTTCCCGCCGTAGACGATGATCTCGCTTGGCTTGCCGTAGAGGTGGTGCAGCAGGAATGGCCCGGCGCCGAAGACCTTACTGTCCTCCCCGGGCAGAGCCGCGTCGGTACCGAGGTAGATGCCGGCGTGGTTCGGGTGCTGCGTGCGCCCGACCTCGAAGACGATCATGTCGCCGCGCCGCGGCTGGTCGACCGGGCAGAACCCGGCCGCCTGGAAGTGCTGCTCATACAGGCTCGGCCCATCGACCTGCTCCCACCAGCCGTCCTCGCGCGCGAAGCGCTCGAACTCCAGGCCCCACTCGCGCTGGTACCAGTCGGCGCAGACCTGCCAGCAGTCCCAGGCGCCATGAACGAACGGCCTTCCCAGCAGCGGGATGTTGCTCTGCGGCGCGATGGTCCGCAGGTCGCCCTCCGGCCAACTGAGGATGTGCCAGGGCAGGCCCGACGCCTCGCACATGGCGAGGTCGTGCGGTGACGGCCTGCTGGTAGCGTCCGGATGGCTGTGCACGATGGCCACCACCTCGCCCAGGTCTTCCGCCGCAGCGTAGTCCTCCGGGTGCAGGCGGAACTCTTCCCGCGGCTGGCTGGCCGTATTTCGGCAACGGACGTACTGCTGCCGCCGGCCGGCGCCAACCACCAAGCCACAGGCCTCGCGCGGGTACTCCTCGGCCGCATGCGCCTGAATGGCGCTCAGGATCTGCTTACGCATGGTCAGCTCCGGGCGATCAGGGACACGGCCGGGAATCCGCCGAAGGGCAACTGATTGCCCGCTCCCCATCGCTTATTGCAGGACCGATAGAGCCCGGCGCATTGATCCTTTGTCGGGTCGTCGGTCGGGTTGTCGTCGATGTCGTAGTACGGCCCGGTGTAGCCGCAGTCGGGCCCCCGGTAGCCGCCGGTCATGCACCAGTGGCACAACGTGGTCATCTGCCGGCCGACGGCTTCGTTGCCGACGTCCCCCGGGCTGGCCAGCTCCCACTCGACCACCTGGTCGTCTTCGCCGGTCTTCTGGTCGAAGTACCAGATGCTGATCGACTCCTGGGTCGGATCTGCATCCGGGTTGCCGGCCGGGAAATTCTCCGCGTCCAGGAACTCGGCCAGCGTCTCGCGGATGGTCAGTTGAAAGTTGGCCAGGTCATCGAAGGCGATGCACAACGCGGTGATGCGCCCACTGACGTTGCCCGCCGAGAACGTCGGGCGTACCGCCGTACCATCCCCGGTTGCCTCTAGGCCGCTGATCTGCACCGGCCAGGCGGCGTACTCCTCGCCCTGCCACCAGATCGACTTCGCCGGCAGTTGGTCCGCATTGGCGCCGGCGGCGGCCAGCTCCTGCGGGGTATGCGGGATAGCATGGCCGTGGAAGCGCAGCACGTCGGCGCCGAACTCGCTGCCGTCCAGTTCGAACAGCATGATCTCGGCGCCTGGCTCCAGCTTCTGGAGCTGCAAGATGAGGCTCATGGGTGGAACGCCTGGTCAAAGGTGAGCGAAAGGACCTCGATCGCGCCAGAGCGCCGCTGCTTGCGGTACGCCTTGCACTTGTACATGCCCAGCTCGCCGCCGGGCGGGGTCCACAGGAACGACCGATATCCCTTGTGCCGACGGATGAAGTCGAGGATGGGCCCGACCTCATCGGGGAGCCCGCCAAAGGTCAACGACCAGCTTTGGCTCTCGCCATTGAGGCCGTCGCCCGACTCCTGCGCATACCCATCGCCGAATTGCGACGTGCGCGTGCGCAGGGTGCCGTCGACGTCAGCTTCGTCGTCGGGCACCCAGATGAAAGTCTCGATCGCCATCAGCCCCTCCCGGCCATGTTTCGATAGCTGACGCCACCAGGGCGCCACGAATCCGCAACAGCGCGCTCCGCCGCCGCCTTCATCTGCAGCTGCATGTTCTGCTGCAGCGCCTGCTGGTCCAGTTCCATGCCCTCAGAGCTGCGGTCCTCGACAGTGACCGCCACCGGGGCATTGACCTGTAGCGCAGTACCACCGCCGCCGCCCACGGCCCGAACACCGAGCGAACCATCTGCACCGCGAGCCAGGGGCAGGATTGCCTCCGGCCCCGCCTCTCCCATGATCCCCATCCGGTCGCCGGCCATGCCGAAGGCGGTCGGCCGGCTGACGATGGAGTTTGCGAAGGCCGCGCCATTGGCGAAGAACTGCACGCCATTCGCCCAGGCGCCGCCGTCGGCCTGGGCAGCGGCCCAGTTGGCGTATGCATTGCCGGTGTAACCGGATTGCGATGCCCCGGCCGTGGCTGACCCGCCGCCGAAGTAGGCGCCGGCTGCCGACACGCCCACACCGATCAGACCACTGAGCAAGCCAGTCGCTGCCTGCTGACTGGCAATCCGTGCCATGTCGTTGATCACGCTGCTGGCGAAGTCTCGGAACTTCATCTTTCCGGTGGTGGCGAAGTCCGCCAGGGCATTACTCGCAGTGTTGAAGCCGGTGGTCAGCATGTCATCCGTGGCGCCGGCGACGTCCGCCGCGTCGGCCTGGATGTTCTGCCAAGCGCGGCGGGCGCCGTTGCGGTAGTCTCGCTGGGCGGCGAGGCGCGCCTCGTAGCCGTCGACCTCCATCTGCAGCTCGCGGGCCTGGAAGTCAGCCAGGTCCGCAAGGCGCCGCTCATACTCGGCCGGACCAAGCCGGCGGCTCGCATCTTCCTGCTGCGCCTCCAGTTCGCGCCGCAGGTCGGCGTACTTCTTCGTCACCGCATCGAGGCGCTGCGCCTGGTCGCGCTGATCATCCCCGAGGCCGATGCCAGCCACGTCGGAATTGATCGCATCCTGCCGCGCCTGCAGCACCACCTCCATGGCCTTCCGGTACGCCTCGGAACTGTTGCGCCGCTGCTCTGCCAGCTTCTGCTCCTGCTGGATGCGCTTCTGGATCGAGCCGTCGGCATAGGCCTCGTTCAGGTTCTTGATGCCGAGCTCCATCTCGGCGGTGGTGATCTTGCCTTCGGCCTGAGCCTTGCGCAGAACCCGCACCCCATCGGCCAGATCTTCCAGTCGCTTCTTCTCCGGAAGCGCCTTGTCGATCAGTGTGTCGAGCGCCTTGACCTCGTCCTGCAAGGACTTGGTGCGCGCCTTGCTGCTGGCCGTTGCCGCCTGGTTGGCCTTCTTCTGCGCCTCGATCGCATTGGCCGCCGAGAGGATCGCCTGGCGGTCGGTCTCGGTCAGGTCGGTGTTGTCCGCGATGAAGCGGTTCGCCGCCTTGATGGCGTCGTTGTTGTCCTGCAGGCCGCCCAGTTGCTTCTGCAACGTCTCCAGATAGGTCTGCCCGGCGCCGCTCATCCCGGTCTTGGCAGCGTTGTTGGCGTTGGTCGCTGCGGTGTTTTCCTGGGTGACTCCGGTCAGCACACGCAAGGTTTCGGCGATCAGGCCAGAGCGGTGATCGGCATCCCCGATGGCGCCGGCCTGGGTGAGCCATTGCTGCACGGTGCCGGCCGGCACCTGCATGCGCTCACCCACCTCCCTCAAGATTGGCGACAGGTCCTCACCAGAGGCCCGCGCCTGGTTCAGCCGGTCGATCAGCGACTGGTAGTCGCGCAACTGCTGGGTATACAGGCCGTTGGAGTCCCGCGCCGGCGCAGTAACCATCGCCGAACGAATCGACTGCGACAGGGTGCCGTAGGCTTCCTTCACCTTGTCGGTGGCGTTGATCTGCTCCTGCTGCCACTTCACCAGCGAGGCTTCACGCTGGTCTCGATTGAGTTTGGCGAACTCCTCCCGCAGTTGCTGCACAGGCTTGTGCAGGTCGTCCAGGCTGACGCCTGCCTGGTCGGCGTTGTCGCGCAGCAGCAGGAACGAGGCCGCCGCGGTGCCGGCGAGCAGGGCCAGCCCCATCGGGCCGCCTAGCACGCTCAGCAAGCCAGCCGAGGCAGCACGCAGCCCCGCCTGTGCCGCGGCCACCGATGCCGTCGCCGCTGCTTCTCGCTGCCGCGCCTGCGCCAGTTGGATCGACATCTGGGTCTGTACGGCGGTACCGCGCGCCGCAGCCGCCTCCCGGGCGGCCAGAATGGTAAGCGTCTCGGCCTTGCGCTGGTCGGCAATCGCCGACTGCATGACGGCCTCGGCCTGGGCGATTCGTGCTGCACGATCAGCCAGGGCGGTTTTGATCGCGAGCGCGCCGCGGGCGGCGTATACCGTCAGCGCCGAAACGCCCGCACCCGCCATCACGGCGGCAACCGCGCCGATGTTGTCGCCGACGAGGCTGATGACACTGGCCAAGCCAGCCACCACGCCGGTGCTCTCCTCCATGCGGCCAAAGAAATCGCCGAGGGCGTTCTGGATGTTGACCAGGGCGTCCTGCACGCTGACCGACATATCGGCCGCTGCCTTGCGGTTGGCCTCGACGGTATTCAGCAAGCCGGTGTTGATGTCATCGAGGGACAGTTTGCCCTCGACGCCCAGCTTGCGAATCTGCTCCGCGCTCTTGCCGGTGGCCGTGGCGATCGCATTGACGATGGTCGGCATGGCCTCCTGAATGGACACCCAGCCGTCGGCCTCGACCTTCCCGGTCTGCAGCGCCTTCGAGTAGGCGCCCAGTGCGGACTGCGCCTTATCCGCCGATGCGGCGTTGGTCACCAGCAGAAAGCTGAAGCTGTCGGTGATATCGAGGGTCTGCTGGGTGTCGAAGCCCAGCGACCGCATCACGTCCGCCGTGCGGATGTACAGCTCCTGCGCCTCGGCCAAAGGCCGATAGGTCTCCTGCGCCGTGCGCAGCAGGTGCTGCTGGACCTGGATGTATTCCTCGACACTGCCGGTTGCCGCCTTCATGCGGTCGGCAATCTGCCCGTAGGCGTCCACCTGGTGGATGATGCTACCGACCAGGCCGGCGCCCGCGATCGCCGCGAAGGCGCCACGGATCAACGTACCGGCTTGCTGCGCACCTTGGGCTGTCCGATCAAACGCAGAATCTACCTGTGCCAGGTTGCGGTCGATGCTTTGGGTCGTTTTGGCGACCACGCTGTCCGCGCTCGCCAGCTCCCGGCGCAACTGCGCGGTGGTGGCCTCCAGTTGGATCAGCATCCCCTGGACTTCTTGGTCGGACATCGTGTTCTCCGGGCGTAAAAAAACCGCCCGAAGGCGGTGGCTATGGTTCCTGGCGTCCCCGCAGGAACGCCTTCAAGCGGTCGGCGACGCTGCCCTTCTTCTTCGGGGCGGCCTGCTGCTGGGCCTTGCCGCCACCCATCCAGTCCAGGCGGGCATCCAGCGCGATCAGGATCTGTGGGATGGGCGTGCGCCACGCAGTGTCAGGCGGCCAGCCCAGCCAGCCGGTGGCCACGCCGAACAGGTAGTCGACGTAGCTGCCATTCCTCACTGCGCTGTGCTGGCCGCCTCGGGCTTTCCCCGTTCGGCGATGCTCGGCGGTACCGGGCTCAGCAGGCCGGTGATGTATTCCGTGAGCTGCGAGGAGACCTTGACCACGCCGGTCTCGAAAACCTGCGTGGCGAGGGTCGTGTGCTCCTCCGGCTTCAGGCCGGCGGCGGCGATCACGACATCAGCGCAGGCACCGATGCTCAGCAGGCGCATCGACTCCATGGCCGGGCGCAGGCCACCGAAGCGCGACTCGATCTTCAACGCGGCTTCCAGGGTCGGCTGCAGGATGTAGGTACGGGCACCGATCACCAGCGTGACGGTGCCGTGCAGGGCTTCACTCATGAAGGGTTCTCACTCAGGAGGAGACGGGGCAAAAGCCCCGTCGATCAGGGGCCAGCCGGAGTCGGGGTGACTTCCAGAATGTCGGTGTTGATGCCGAAGGTCATGTTCCGGCGCACCACGTTGTCGGCGCTGCCGGGCGCCACGGTGTTGTTCATCACCTTCACACCGAAGTAGAAGGTGGTCGGCAGGATCACCGGAGTGGCCGACGGGTCACCGTCGTTGAGGGTGATCTTCAGGTTGTAGTTGCCTTTCGAGCGGTCCTTGTGTGCCACCTTGACGGCGTTCTGACCAGCGTCGCCATTGTCCAGACCGACAGTGAGGGTCAGGTCACCGGCATCAGCGGTGCCCTTGTACTTGCGCACCCGGCCATCACCCAGCGAGGTGAAGTTCACGCTGCTGAAGGTGTCGCCGAACTCGCCCAGGTCCTCGATCTCGCCGATGTCGACGTAGGTGTCGGCCTTGTAATCGGCCTCGGTGTCCGCCGGCGTTTTGGTGCCGATGGCCACGCGGCAGCCGGCGGCCGTGTTGAGATTGTCTTCTGCCATGGTGTCCTCCACTGGCGTTGGGTTGGTGGTGCTCAGGTAGTAGTGATGACGCGCACCGTCGCCGACCCCATGTAGGTCCGGCCGTCCGGCTCGCGATTGGTGTCGGTGTCGGTCACCCGCACGGAGACCGCGCGCCCCACCGACAACGCCAGTGGTCGCTCGTCGAGCGCATCCTCGATGGCGCCCAGGATCTGCTTCACCTCGGCCTGGCCCTGGTGGTCACTCCAGACGCTCAGGTACAGCAGACGCAGCTTCCGCTTGCGGCCTGAGATCGGGCTGGTATTGCGAGCCACCTCCCGGTCAATCGTGACGTAGGGGTAAGGTGTGTCCGCCGGTACCGCGTCGTACACCGGCACGCTCAGCTCGGCGGTCAGGCGCTGGTAGACGGCCTGCTGCAGAGGAAATCCATTGTCAGCCACTGCTGGCTCCTTTCGCCGCGCGCGCCAAGGTGCTGCTGATGGCGCCGCGGATGATGATCCGGATGTCGTCGCGGTTCATGTCGATGCTCGGCCTCAGCCATGGATGCGCCGGCCGTGCCGGAATATCCGGGTAGTAGCCGAAGAAGTTCTCGCCATCCGACTTGTTCTTGGTCGCACGACGCCCGAGACGATTGCGGCCGGAGAACTGGCTGCGATCCCTGTTGACGGTGTGCTCACCGCCCACCGCGCCAGCATCCCGACGCCGGTAGACCGTACCGCTGTAGCC